CAATGGGTGGCATTTATAGCTGGTTCGCCTTCGTCTTCCGTTTTCAACGGCTCTTCGATTTTGCCGGATACAAGTGTTCCCTGCAATCTAAAGATACATCTCCATAATTGTCTCTTACTATGATCACCAATAGGATCACTGCATGCAACACAGATGACTTTAGCTATTTGACGGTTGGATATCATTTACCTCCCCCATGTTCCTACCACACGCTCTGCATATAAGGTATTTATAAAATCCTGATTGAACAATATTAAAGTTGCTATGCTTGCATTCCTCCTTGGCATTAATGAATCCTTTGGCAACTACAATATTTTTCTTTGGTTTTACCATGTAGACCCCTTATCCGAACAATCATATTCAACACCACAGTTAAAGCATTTAAGATGGCATGGTCGTATGTCTTTCATGATAGCAAAGCATCTCATGCAAGTCCTGTCTTTATCTAAACTGCTAGTCAGGTTTAGTCGCCTCCATTCTTCGTTCAACGGCCTTTAATCTCCATTCAAGCCAAGTTTTAAGTAAACCAGTTCCAGTCTTTGATATTGACTCCTTTAGGTGTTTACTATATGCAGTATACTCATTATAGTGTTTTATATCATCATTCATTTATGTGACCTCTCATGTTCAAAGATATCTTTGTAGTCAGAGTCTGATATGTGATGATGTGGTTTATTTTCCTTAACCCACCCACAAACAGGACATGTATACTTCAATATCTCTTTAACCCCAACTTTTCATTATACTTTCGCTTCCTGGCATTCAATCTTGGTTTAACTGCAACTCGACCACTACAACATGGACATGTACTCAATTTACTAGATTTCTTCCAACAGTCTCTATGCTTAAGCCATATCTGACAGTGTCTACATCTATAATGCTCTTTGAATGGCATACGAGTAACATCTGTTACACTCCAATTTACACACTCACCCTTACACATTATCATGATACTGGCTTAAACCTCGAATATTTTCCTAAACACTTGGTACAGACCTCTAACCCATTACGAATTTGCATATCCCTTATAGTTAACAATCTATAACATGTTGAGCATACAAACTTATTACGTTCTTTTTTACCGAACATTTGTTCCATTTCCCACTCATGTCTATCTTTAACCAATTATATTTCCCTCGAATTTGTTTATCTTTTTTGGTTGTTCAGGAGGAATCCAACGTTTGTCATACATCATGAAATCCACTGGATCATTTTTATAATGATGTATATGTTCTACAGTCTTTTCCTCGGTAACTCGACTTATTGCCCAAAACGCAATGAATATTATCCCAGGTATTAGAAGAACAACGGTACAACACATGAATGCACCTATGTACAGCGATATGTTTTTCAACCGTCCAACTCCTCTACTACTAAATTATCGTAATGTTTGTCAATATGTTTTAGTATAACGTATATGTGCGACTGATCGCCTTGATATGACCAACAGCAGTCGTTACATTCAAATGAAACTGTCATACTCATACTACGATAACACCAACTCTTTATATAAATCCTTCCAAAAATTTCGCTTCGCTTCGCTCAGCCCCACTTTCGTTGCACCCTCGCTCGAAAGTAATTGACTATGTAGTTGGCTAGCCCTCGCTTACCGTAGATAGACTGTATACGTTCGACATCGTGCTCGTGCAAAACCACCCTACCGTTATAGTATGGGTACATAATACATGTTTTGTGGTCTGGACAATGCTTTAAACCGATTGCATGACCACACTCGTGTAACAAAGTGTGTATAATATTATAAGTTCTAATCTTTGTCTTTGTATGTGGTGGATAGTTCTGTGGATCAACCTTATGTGCATTTACAGACTTACCATTTGTTGACCATACTACACTATCATTGAATGTAATATCACCCCCAATTTTTCTACCATTTGGAAAATATGCATATGCAAGCGTTGTAGGTCTGTCTCTAAAGAATTTATCATCCTCTTTTCTTACAAAGTTCATTTCTATGTCGGCAGTTCCACTTCTTATTCTTTTAAATCTTATCTCTTTTGTCCTTAGACCCCACTGTCTTAATGCTATTGTTAATGCTTTATCCTCAAACTTACTACTTGGAAAATGCTGTGATTCATTTATTACTTTGTATGTAACGTATCCATAATCCTTACCATCTTTTTTTACAGGCTCCCATTTGTGTTTCCACTCTTCTATCGTACTGGCCTGAAACTCATCAAGATTATCTTCAAATTTTTCATTATTATCTACTATGCGACAGAATCCGTCCATGGTTAACAGTAAACAATCATATATATAAAAGTTACTATTCCTCTTCTTCTTTTAATTCTTTTATTTTATCCTCTGAAAGAAAGTTTAATTTCCAAAAAGTCTTCTTGGCCTGTTGGTTTATCTTGTCTTTCTTCTTTGTACCAAAAGCGAGTTGAAACCAATCAAATATCTCACTGTAGTCCTCTGGTTCTAATTCCACCATTATCTAAGTGACACCTTCTCTATAGAATCGAGTAATCTGTTATAGAGTTGTATGTCATCTTCCTTAACCAATTCTGCTATTCCTTCTATTACACCTGCTATAGAACCAACAAATGTTTGATATTCATTATCCTTAACAAATCTTGGAACTTCGTGTATAGGTGTCGACTTCCAAGCATGTAAAACTAAGTTAGTGGCCTTGTTCATTATCTCAAACTCGTTCATGTTTTTTTAAACCATTGAACAATAATAAAGATTGTGGGCTGGATAGCAACTCCAGTCTTCCTATTTCTAGGTGTGCATGCTCACACTACCCACAATCTATATAAAATACTTATTAATTATAAATATATGGTAAGTATTATACCAAAAAAGAAAGAAGAAGTCAAGAAAGAGTCAACATGTACCTGTACTAAGGAGCTAAGAGATATATCATGCTCAGTATCTGGTCATGGTGGATAGTAACAAAAATATTACAGATTTTTGACAAAGTTTATATATTGCATAGATAAGTTATAGTATGGGCTTTGTAGATAGACTAAAAACTGTTTTTAGACTTAGTTCAAAGTCTTACACAGAATCTACTGTAAGACCAAGCATATCACAGCCATACATGGCTACTGATACAGGAGCCAAATTACCAATCTTTCCATTTCCTTTAATAATGATTTATGAGTTAGCAGATAATGTTGATTCATTGCGTATACCAATAGAAACAATAAATCGTGAGATGTTCAAGAATGGATTTGAAATAGTTGAAAAGTACAAGTTTAAATGTGGAAACTGTGCTAAAGAATTTCAATATGCACCTGTAGCAGGAGCACAGGCCGATGAACAGCCAAACTCTACAAATGAAGACAATGAGTCAATAGTTGGTTCTACTACAGCAAGTAAGGCATTAATTGTAAAGGCAAACGGTCATGAAAAGGTCGTTCCGGAAAAACTACAATGTGATACATGTGGAAGTAATGAATTATTGAGACCGGTTCCTGAGCATAGAAAAATATTGGAGGATCTACTACACACTTCTGTCAATGGTAACGATCAAACATTAGAAGATATAATAAGAATGTTAGAAAGGGATTTGGAAATTGCAGATAATGCATATCTACTTGTATTGAAAAACTATTTCATAAATGACAGTACTGGAGAAATAGACCCAGAGAAAACAGAAATTAAAGAATTACTACGAATTGACCCACCACAAGTTGCGATGATTGCAGATTCTGATGGAAGAATTGGATATGATGATAAACATAATCCTGTATGGGTATGTCCAAAGTTTGAACATCGTTCAAAAAGACTTACCACAGATGTATGTTCTATATGTGGTACAAGAGCACTAAAGGCCGTAGCTGAAGTTAACAGTGTTTATTCAATAGGTATACCACAACCAAAGAGAGTTATCTATGGAGAGGGTGAGATTGTTTGGAAGGCAGGTAAATATAGACCAGGATTGTTATATGGATTTAGTCCTATCTATTCTATATGGTCAAAAGTAATGGCATTATCACATATGGATGAGTACATTAGAAAATACTTTGATAAGATGAGACCACCAAGAGGAATGTTAGTTATTGCATCAAGAAATTATGAAACATTTAGAAAGTCATGGGATGCATTAGAACAAAAGTCTACAGAAGATCCTTACATGATACATCCATTATTGGTTGAATCAGACAAACCAGGTGGAAAGAATATGGCACAGTGGTTAGACTTTACTGGATCACTTAAAGAATTAGAGTTCACTGTAATAAGAAAAGAATTAAGAATGATTATCGGTGCAATATATGGAGTGCTACCACTATACTTCGGTGAACTACCAACAGGTTGGTCACAGGAAGGATTACAAGTTACAATCACAAACAGAGCAATTAAATGGGGTCAAGATATACTTCATCATGCATTTATGGATAAGATTGCTAAAATGAATGGCGTTGAAGATTGGGAACTTAGATTAAAATCTGGAGAAGAGACAGATAGATTAAGAGACTTACAGATACAAGGTGTAGAGATTGAAAATATGAAATCACTACAAGGATTAGGATTTGAAATTAGCAGAACACATACAGGAGAATTTAAGGTATCAAAAGACCCTGTCATAACAACAGAGGAAATGATAAACGCAAATGAAACAACCGGAGAGAATCCAATAAAACCTGGTGGAAGAGGAAGAGGTACAGCAGCACCAAAGGAAGACCAACAAAGATTTGAAGGTGAACCACAGCACAAAGTTCCATCAAAAGATGGTGGTTTAGCACAAGGACATCCTGCTAGTGGTCGAGGAACATCGATGAGTAGAAAGAACTATCCAGACGGTATTACTCCAGATAACTTCGAAGTTGTAAAAAGGGTATTACAGGATGCAGTTGACTTTGGATGGACTAAGCAGAAATCAGTAGAAATGCTTAGAAAGAATGGATTAATGACAGTAAGACAAGCAAGAGATATAATTACAAAGGAATTTGAAAATGTAAGGAGGTGGGAAGATGACAACGAAGAGAAAAAGTAAACCAGCTCCAGTACCTGCAAAGACTAAACCAGACAAGCCTATAGCTAAACCAACAAATGTATACAGTGCTGATTACAGTCTTATAGACAATAGTATTGAAGAGATAAAAAGAGCAAGTAGAAAAGTATCTACAAACTCATATTCAACCAATAATGTTTATATCATACTACAGGATGCTTTAAAAAAAGTTTTAAACGCAGAGAAGTAAGATGCCTACAGAATTACCTGTAGACACAGGAGGTACTGATTATGGTAAGAAACTTTGGGATAAACACCAAGGTAATGAGTATACCAGAGTTAACAACTATAAGGAAGCAGTATGCCTAAATTGTCTTAAAACTGATGCAACATCAGCCACAATAGCAGATATTTGTTCTGAATGTGCTGGAAAGCGTGGTAGAGAACCACTACTTGCTACAGTCAGTCAAAAAATGTATGGTCTATGTTTTTTCTGTGGTTATTATAAATTTAACATAGAACAAATCAATGGTAGGTTCTGTAGAACTTGTCATAGACGTATAGCAAATGTTACTAAGGAATATAATAAAAAAGGTGGAATGTTTAAAGCAGATCCATTTTGGATTAAAATGAGAAAGAAATTAGGCAAGGATTGGATGAAATTAATGTCAGATGGTTCTCAGAATAAGCGATAATTTAAATATAGTAAATACTAGAATCTTATATGATAGATACGTTACTAGACAACTCATTAGCTATCATAGTAGGTATACTAGCAACGGCCGGATTCGGTGGAATTGCTGGATATTTTAGAAAGAGGACGAACTGTTTACAGAAGGTAGCCGATGACATGGAGGAGATGAAAAAAAGGGCATACCGAATAGAGAAAGCCCTAATCATTTTAACTAAAATGCAAGACGATGCAATAGAGAAAACGCATCCTGAATTAAAAACAGAGTGGGAAGAGATAGTAAAAGAACTATTAAGTAACAACGGACATAGTTAGATAGAGTCCTTTACCTTTTTTCGTTTCATTTCTTTACCTTTTTTATAACTTTTTAGATCTGGTGGTGTAAGAAGAAACTGTAGCAATATTGTAATATCACCCAACTTGTCATTTATATCGTGAAGCTGTTCTATTATTTCCTGAAACCCAGCACTTCTGAATATAAAACTGGACATTATACAAATAGATTAATTCTGTTATTAGTTACATCGTAGTATTTGTGTGTAAACTTTATCTTTAATTTCTTTGAAGGTTTACCACCTACTACTTTATCTACGTTTATTGAAAACAATGGTTTTCTTAAATGTCTTGGGAAAAACTCTAAGTTATTATTCTTTGGATTATAAACAATCTTCTCCTTTTCAACCAGGGTTTCATCACCATCCATCCAGTCAAAACACTGGCCGTTGTTGAAATGTACTATTGTTCTTGAAAGGTCTATACTAGTTGGGCGTGTTGATGTATTTGTTATCACCCATAACTTGTCTTTAGGTTTTAAATACAAGTCCAAAATAGGTGTTTGGAATGTCCATGCATCTGACTTTCCTTTATATAGAGTATCATAATCTCCTTTATCTCTATAAACATATATTGATGTAGCCATAATGTGATATGGTTATACTTAAATATAAAGCCTTCCATGTTTTAATATGGTAAAGAAATGTAAGTGTAAAAAAAAGATGTATGGATACTCAGACGGACAGCATGAGGTATGGGTCTGCTACAACTGTGGAAACTTCAAAGGAACAGCTCATGGAGATGAAATGTTCATAGATACCATAAAATCACAGCCAACCATAATATTGGCCATGATAGCAGAGAAGATGCTTGTACCGATGCAGGAGTAAACATGGAAAGACTGGTTAATGACAAGTTAAATAAGTTAAAACGTAAGTCAGATAAACTTGTTAAGATACTATTAGAGCAGGATTTATAAATCACAATTCATGGTTTTATCGTATAAGTTTAAATACATCTATGTTTTTGATTAAAATATGGTATTGGAACCTTTAATCCTTGTTGCTATAGCAGCAGCAGTAGGAGCTGGGCTAAATACATTGCGAGGATGGTTACATTCTGAAGAACCATATTCTGTGAGGCGACTTGCAGGTTCTTTGATTATAGCTGTGTTTGCTGCTTTAGCACTAGCACAAGTCCAAGTTACCGAAGGCTTAAGTGTAGGTGGAATAATCCTCATTGGTCTCATAACTGGATTCACTGCTGACTATGTAGTAACAAAGGCAAAGAAAGAAACTGCACTAGAATAAGCAGGTGTGGGCTCAAAAGGTGTTTTTTTACACCCCTTTTCCCCCTTTTTACAATATCTTTATAAATGAAGAGGAATTATAAATGATGATGGAAAAGCTATTCTTTAGAACGCTAGTTACAAAAAACTTAGTAGCTAATAGTAAATCAGATGATGACAGATTCTTTGAAGGGTTACTAACAGTTGAGATGAAAGATAAACAGGGTGAAATAACAATAGTTGATGAGTTATACAAAGTGTTACCAATCTGGATGGATAGAGGAGCACCTATTACAGACACACATTCTAACAGAGTTGTTGGTAAAGGTATAAACTATTCAAAGACCGAGACACAGGATGTAGAAGGAAATGTATATCCGGCCATTAAAATAACAGGAAAGATACACAAGGATTATGAATTAGATGATGATATTTGGAGTAAAATTAAATCAGGTGAATATAAAGGATTAAGTTTTGGTGGTGCAACAAAAGCAGATAGAGAACCAGTTAAAATGAAAGATGGATCAATAGCATACGCTTTAACTGATTTAGAGCATTATGAGGTTGCAGTGTGTGAAGACCCAGCAGTTCCATTGGCATTAATTACTACCACTACACCATTAGGTAAGGCCATGATACCACATGAAGATTTAGGTAATGGTAAAATGAAGATAAAATGTGATAATTTTGGATGTTATGTAGAAAAAGATGTTGATTTTTCTAATACACAGGGAGATCATCATACAATGTATAACCAAGATGTTGATGAGGATGCAAGCTCTGGAAGAAAAATGAGTACAGATACAAGCCCTGAGATAGCCGATTCGTCAGAAGGTACAACTGATGCAGGGTGGCAAGGCATAGATCACCCACAACCAAAGAAAAAAGAGGGAGAAATGAACCAAAGATATGCAGGAGTTAGAGGATTGGGAGGTTATAATACAGCACAACAAGGCAGTGAACCAATAGCACAAATAGCAGAAGTACCAAATAAAGAGGAAGAAACCAATAAAAGTAAAGAAATATATATAAACAACTCAAATTCAAATAAAGATAACGACATGACTAACGAAGATACAAAACTTGAAGAAGAGAAGAAACAGGTCGAAGCTACTACTAAAGAAGCAGAAGACCACAAAGAAGAAGAAAAACAGAAACAGGCTGACGACAAAAAAGATGAAGAAAAAGCAAAAGCTTTTGAAACATCTGTCAAAACTGGCTTAGATGGTTTATCTGAGCAATTGAAGGCAGTCGCAGAATCAATCAAAGGCATCGACTCCAGAGTTAAAGCTCTAGAGACACCAACTGACCTACCGGCAGCACCAGCAGGTTCACAGGGTGGAGATGATGTTGGAGCAGATATAACTGTACCAGCACAACCATACCCACAAGGTGACCAAGCAGGTTTAGATGACGATAGGGCAAATGAGAATGCCCCAGCAGGTGATTCAGCACCATCAATGCAAGAGAAACCACTACACAAAGCACAGTTGTCACAGCACACATTTACTACAGAAACTCCAAGACCTAATGCAGCAATTGAAAAATCAGGAGAAGGTCAAACCGACTTTAGCCCAATTTTGAAAGATGCAAGATCAGAAGGCTTTGAAGGACTTAGTAATGTGGCAAGAAATATTCTGAAAGGAAAGTATTACACACCAAGACCAGAAGAGGTAGCAGGTTATTAAAATGGTTCAAATAAAAACCATTGACGAACTTGAGGCACTCTACTATGGTTACAATAGAAACCTACTAAGAAAAGCAGATGCACCAGCAACAACCTCCACAGCAGGCGTTTTCAACGCAATCTATGGAGCATACGCATGGGCTCAACTCAACTTAGAGGCAAACGCATTTGGTATTTTACCAAAGTATCCATGGGATAAATCTGGATGGAGGGTAATTACTGCAAAACCAACTCTAAATACTAACCAAGGCAACACTGCTTTAGGTGGTACAGCAGAGGGTGGTAACATTGCTGAAACCGTAAAACCAACACTACAAGAAATTGATGTTCGACCAAAGACAGCACAACTGCCTTTCAGTGCATCAGAAGTAATGGAATGGTTGGCAACGCACAGCAAGGATGACATTTGGGGTGGACTTGGTTCACTACGATTGTATATGGCAGTACAGCATAAAGAATTCCTTAACAGACAACTACTTGCAGATGTAGAGGGTACAGTTACTGGCTCTGGTACAAACGCTGGCACAAGCGACTTTGAATCACTTGACCGTATTGTTTCATCTAGCGCAGAAGAAACTGCATTAGGTGGTTCAACCACTGGTTCATATGATCCATGGGCAGCAAACGCCACTATTGACAGAGATAGTTCAACAACCTTTGACAGCACTGTTGAATCAGCTTCTGGAACAATCGGAACAAATGGAGTTTTAACTGACGACACTTTGAGATCTTTCTTACGAAAGATTAGAATTGCAGCCGGTAAAGATCCAAACGTATTCCTAGGTTCTCACGAAGTATACTCTGAAATACAAGGTCTATACATGCCATCTGTACGTATTCCAAACCCATACGGTGAAAGTTTAGTACAGGTAGATGTAAACGGTATCCAAACATTCAAAGGTACTGGAGTAGGTATTCACGTAGATTCAATCTATGGAATTCCATTCATACCATCAAAGGATGCACCTAGCGACTCTGGAGATTCTTCAGAAATCGGTAGATTATTCGCATTTGATACATCAGATGCAGAAGGATATGGTTACCCAAGGATCGGAATTCAAATAGCAATTCCAACAGAGTACTACGAAGCAACAAGACGTTCACCAGGATATCCATTTGTCAACAATGCATTTGTTGAGAAAGGTGTATTCAGGACTATGGGCGAAACTGTTTGTAGACACTTTAAATCTCAAGGCAAAATCAGAGATATAAAACTCTAGAATAAAATTGATAGCCCTTTGGGCATTTTATTTTTTTAATCTTTATATTAACGTAAGTTATAGAGTAAGTAGTGAGAGTCAGAGCCTTACACATTCTAGGGCGTTGGAGTCCTAAACAAAGTTAAACAATTTACCCTCTAGTGTAAACTAGGGGGTTATCTTTATTAATAAGCCATATAAATGTATTACATGGCATTAACAATCAGTTCATCAGATTGGACAAACGCTAACGTGAGAAAAACTCTCTCATGGCAAGCAGCTTTGGTATCAAAGTTGCGAGTATATGCTGTCAAAGTTACCTTCGGTGGCTCTGACAACTATGCAACCAACGGAGTGTCTGCTGACCTCAAAGAGGGCAGAATATCTACACTCGTTGCAGTGGTTCCTACATTTACGGACTCACTACACAAGGTAGAATATGATAAGACCAACGAAAAAATCAAATGTTATACAGTTGGTGGCTCTGCTGGAGCAGCATTCGCAGAATTAGCAAACGCCTCAAATCTTACAAATAGTAAGATATTTGAGTTCCTAGTCATAGGCTACTAGAGTCCAAAAAGCCCCT